GCGGCGCACGGCGAACCATCTGTCTTTGGGGTCTGTGGTATCGGGATATGCAGCGGTATTGTTGCCCCAGCTGCGGAATCCGGCGGCATTGATGGCTGTTATAACACCCACAGCGTTTATGTAGTCGTCCGCCTGCTGCTGATCCAGCAGCACTTCCGTACCATCGGCAAGGACTGTCGCATCGATGGGCAGAGCCTTGTTCGACGGATTGCAGGGCACATCGCCGTTAAGTACGTCGTTGTACGCCATCATCGCGCCGAAGATCGCGGACATGTAGTATTTCTTCTTGCCGACCTGCGCCATCGGCCACAGCGCCGCCGCATGGGGCGATGTAACACCGAGGCTTTCCTTTGCGGTCTTTACGCCGGTGCACACGGTAGCGCCGGAGCTGCCGGAAGGAATGTCTATAAGGCAGACACAGTTGAATACGCCGTTTATGGCTTCGGTCTTTGCTTGAAGCGCGGCGGCGACAACTGCATTGTGCGACCAGCCCGGCGCAAGCAGCGTTCCGGGGATCTTGCCGAGCCTGGGAAATACCTGACGGATAGTTTCAAGGCCAGTTTCCTTGCCGGTCGATGTGTTCACTGCGCCGACGATGTCGGATGCCGTCACGCCGGAAGGCTTAAGGCTTTTGCCGCTGATGCTCAGGCTCGACGCGGCGGATGCGGTTTCGGATATAAGTGTGATAACGACGTTGCCGTCATCATCGTGCTCGGCTGAGTAGTCTGTGCCGCGCACGAGATCCGTCTGACCGCTTTTGACGCTGAGGGTATCAAGCAGAACATACTGCTTTTTATAAATGGCCGTCTTGTCGCTGACGGCGCAGCTTTCGGCGCTGTTTTCGGTGACGTGCGCCGTGTTCGCCGGGTCAAGAACGTTTATCAGGATGATTGGCGCAACGTTGAAGATGCCGAATGATGCCTGTATCGACTGGCAAAGCGTGAAGTTATCGAAGTCGTCGGAATAGCCGAAGGCTTCAACAGCTTCCTTATAGCTGCTGCAAAGAATGGGCTTGTTCACTGCGGCGGCCGGGTCTTTTGCAAGGTGTATCGGCGCTGTGCCGATTATGACTTGTATTGCCGCGCGGCCTTCCTGGGGCGTGGGCATGCTTGTCGGCTGCTCTACGTTGTACACGCCGTGTCTGTATGCCATATTTCTTCCTCCTTAAAATTTTGCCTGTACGACCTTGTACAGACGGTAAATGTGCCCGCTCTTGCTGTTTAGCTGCTGCCTTACTTCGGGCAGCCTCTCAAGCGGGAATATCAGTTCTTTCATGGCGGGCAGCGCGGATATCGCCTCTTTAAGCGCCGGCGGCAGCTCGCCCTTGTAGACTGTGTACTGTTTTGCTACGCCTGCTATCGTCGGTCCGCAGTAGATCACGACCGGGCACGGCACGGCGTTTTTCTGTTTTGCCATTAGGTTTCAACTCCTTCGCGGTAAATGGCCGAGGCTGATACACTGAAGCCGACAGCCGCGTAATAATACGGGTGTGTGTCCTCGTCGGATATCGCCCATCTGATCGGCGTTTCGACCTCAAAGCTTTTGCCGAAAACGCCGTTTGCACCATAGTGCAGCTTTATCATCTCGACGATGTTCAGCGCATCGGAATACCCCTGTCGGTTTGGGTCATGATCGCACACGCCGATCATCAGAACGACATTCGCCGTCTGCCGCTCATCGCGGTCGTTAAGCTCGCCGTCGGCCAGCTTGACCTTAATATATGGCTCGGGCGGAACGTAGGCTTCCGGGTCTTCATCCTCGCCGACGCGAATAGGGATAAACTGCCGGTAGATGCGCAGAGAGCTTTCCTCGTTTATCGAACTGTGCAGCTTGAAGTCCTTGAAAAGCGCGGCGAGATCCCTGATAAGGGCATCCTGCAGTGTGTTCATGTCCATGTTTTTTCTCCTTTTGGCTATTCAAGCGCCTTCTCTATGCGCTTTTCGACTTCCTTCGCAAGCATATCGTAGACCAGCTCGGCAACCTCGGGCTTTCGAGCAACGCGGCCGAACATGTCCGCAGCTGTAGGTGAGACGAGCTCCACAATCGGATTTCGGCCTTTGGTCTTTCTTTGAAATATGCCTTGGTGACCGCTCTCCATTGTTGCAACGAACGCTTTGCGGTTATCAACTTCGAGAGCCTTTAAAGGCGATTCCTTGAGAACCTTGGCACGTGCAGCGAGCCGGGCTGTGTTTTGCCTTGATGTGAATTCATAAAGCTTGTGCTTAGGGCCGCTGGCCAAAACCGTTGCCTCGAGCTTTGAGGTCTTGGCGGCAATGACCTTGCTTTCCCGGCTGAACGTGCCGCTCTTTTTCAGGGCATAGCGCTGCTTATTGTCTTTTATCAGCTGCTTGCGCGCCTGCCGTGCCGCAGCGGTAAGCGCTGTTTTCAAGATCCTTTTTGAAGCGATCTTTTCCGGCACATCTTTGAGCCGGGCTTCGATATAATCAAGCTCTGTAGCCGTATCTATGTACAGCATCGGCTGCTCTTTCATGATTTAATTGCCTCCACTTCGATGCCTAAAATACCGGCCTCGGATGTGCAGCTTTTTACGCGGAACGGCTTTCGGTCAAGGGTGACTATCATGCCTGGCGCCGGACGCGGCCCAAAGTCTGCTTTCGCAACGTAGATAAACCGGCGCATCTTATGGATGCCGTCTATCTCCGTGCTCATAACCTTAGCCTTATCGCGCTCGAGCAGCTCGTTGTCGTCAATGACGGCCTTCATGGTCTTGCCGTTAAGCTCGTGGTCGTCGGCAAATTCCAGACCGTTTAAAAACACCGAGGATATATCCGCCCTGATTTGGTCCTTGAAGGAAGTGCCCATTATTGGGCACCTTCTTCATTTTCAGCCGGGATCTGTACGGCAACTGCCGTCAGACGGTCGATTATGAGCGCCTTAGCCGCTCCGCGGGGAAGCTCTACGCCCATGCCCTCAGCCAGCTTTTTGAGCTCATCCTTCGACATGCCTTCCAGCTGCGCAGGGTCAATGTGTGCGTCAGCCGCAGTTTCATCCGCAGGAATATCGGCTATCTCCTGATCTGCGCATTCAATGGCCTTTTCGGTGTCAATGAGCTCTGCGCTTTCCGCTGCGAGCCACGCATTGACCATGCGATCATCGTTTGCGGGAAGAGTGTCGCCTGCTTCATACATGCGGCTGCCGTACAAAATAGGGCGCTTTGCAATAAGTTTTTTCATTCTGCTCCTCCCATTAGCCGAGGAGCTTTACAAGGGCGGTCGCATCGCCTGCTGCGGCTGCCGCGGCCGCGTAGCCGGCCGGGATATTATCGACTTTGGCGCTGCTCTCGCCGGTCGAAGCAACAGTGGTTATTTTCTTGTTTGCAACGTCGTAATACAGCGCTGCGCCCATAGTTACGGCACCGGATGCCTTGTCCATGTAAAACACGCCTTCGACGTACAAGGGGCCGGTCGCGCCCTTTGCAATATCGGCGCCGGCAACTCCGATACGAGTTCCGAGGCTTACTACCTCGCCGTTTGCTACGGCGTTGTCGCTGGGGGTGTAGTCCAGCACTTCACCTGCCTGCCAGTATTTCGCGGTCATATTCGTTACCTCCTATTATTTCAGGTCAGGGCTACGCCGGGGTTCTTTGCAATGCCGCGGAAGTCAACTGCGGTAATGCCCCAGTCAAGCCAAATGTCCCATACAAAGCCCAGCTGGCCGGGAACCTCGCTGCGGCGGATGGTCGGGGTCTCCTGACCGTTGAGGTAATCGACCTGCAGGGACTTTGCGTAATTCTTATTACCGACAGCAAACCAGGGGATCGCGCCGCCGGCCGCGAGAACGTTCAGGGCGCCTTCCTCGACAACCTTGAGCTTGTTGCGGTAGTTGTACAGTGCGTTTGCGGTGTGGCTGCCAATGCCGGTGACGTCGATCAGCGCGGTTTCAA